CATATAGACTCATCAGATTTTATATCTAATTATGTGAAAAATGATTTTTTAGATATAGTTTAAAATTATTAAATTATTTAAAAACATTTTCACAAAAATTGATACGTACAATAGTAAGAGATCGTTTTATCTTATAATTTTATACATGGGAAAGCAATACAAGAGAGGACAGAATAACAAAAAAGGAGGAGGAAAAGGAAGCAAACATAAGACTCAGGCAATACCAAAAGAAATAAAGGAAGCAGAAAAAAGAAAATGTGAGTTTTGTTCACACATATTCAAAAATCAAGATTCTTTAACAACACACTTGGCTAGTAAGGTGTGCATAAACCCTTGTGATATGTGTGGGAAAAATTTTGTGACACTAAAGTTTAGACAAGATCATTTAGATGATTGTATCAAAGAATTTGCATTAAAGACTGCGACTAAAGAAGCAGAAAAGAAAACCGAAATTGAGACAGAAATTTGCAAAGAATCAGATCCAAATGCAGCTACAAATCCTACTATAGATTCAGCTGCTAATGAATCTACAAATGCAAATCCAGCTATAGATGCAAGTGCAAGTGCAAGAGTAAGTGCAATTGCAGGTACAAGCATAAGCGAAAGTGTAAATGCAAGCGTAAGTACAAGTACAAGTGCAAGTATAGGTGCAAGCGCAAATGCAGATGAAAATGTGAAAGATATAAATAATGCTTTAGAAGAGAAAATCGTGAGAGATGCAACAGAGAAAGCAAGGAGAATTGCAGGTAAACATATGAAGCAGGATGTTGAATATGTTGATAGGCCTAACATTAAAGAAGCAATTGAAAGAATGAAAGCTGCTAATGCTGCTAATGCAGTGCCCAAAGACCCTAATGATACTCAGAATGCTGATGCTGATGGGGGTGAGGGTGAGGAAGAAGAATGTAAAGTAGAGTATGTAGATGAATATAATGATTTTTACTATGATAAAGACTATATTGAGAATATTTTAACGAAGAATAGATCACTTAAGAATAAGGCAGAGAATACAATAATAGGAAAACTAGCTCGTGAACCTAGGCATCTATTAACGACGAGTTATATTTATAATTTTATCAAGAATGGTGTTTTAATGAACATGATGAGGAACACCCATACAAAATTAGGTATGAAACATGCAAATATTAGAAAATTAAGTAATCAGGTAAATAAAATCTATGCTGACACCGATTTACACGGAAACCCGACTAAGAAATCAAATAAAAAATACAAGGAACTAATGGATGAATTATACAAAGCACGCAATAAAGTAGGATGTTTTATAGATGAATGCAAGGACAAAAAAGGTAGATGGAATGGTATATCTGATAATAACTATCTAGATCGATTAGAGAAAGTGCATTTCGATAAAGATGAGAAGATCAATCTACATATGATGTTGGAGTATCTTAGCAGTATATGTACTGACAGAAATCCATTAGAGAAGGATCTTGACTTTATAGTACAGATGCACTTTTCAGAATTAGATAATATTAATGAATATCCAATTAAAGTAATCGATGACAAGCGCATGAAACTTAAATTTAAAAGACCTAATAACAAATGGTTTATCGATAATGGTGGTCATATATTAGCAAAAATCTTAAGCACGAATATAATCAAGACGCTATTGATTGCAACATTAGTTTTAATTCAGATTATTAGATTATTGTATACCACCAATAAAGATGAAATCTTAGAGTTTTTCGGAGTTCACAAAATGTATGACCATATTTACCAATTAAGAGATAAGAAATTTCAACTTAAATTAATTCAGAGGCTTGTCGTCTATCTTTCAAATCTTACAGCAGAAAATCAAAAAGATAAAGAAGATAAAAAGACAGATACAACAGTTAAATGCACCATTACAAGTTCTAATATGAATGTTAATGATTTAATGCCTTTATTATCGAAAAAGAGCAATATCAATATTAATAACAAGACAACCTCTAAAAATTCTAAACATAATAATGATGATAATGATGATAATGATGATAATGATGATAATGATAATAATGATAATAATGATAATGACAATCAAGAAAATAATATTAATAAGCATAAAAGCGATGATTTAACAAATGATAGTGCTGATGGTGCTGATGATGCTGATGATTCAGCTAATGATAATAACGATGCTGATAATGATGATAGTGCTAACAATAGTAATGATGATGCAAATAGTACTAATGATTCAACCAATGATAACGCTAATGATAACATTAAAAAGATGGTAGACATGATGAAATACATAAATCAAAGTGATGAAGCAAGTATTAGTAGTAATTATTGTTAAAAAGAATCAATGATCGATCAAGATCAATTCTTTGCTCATTCTTCTTGTTATTCACATCCACCATGCTGATTACTCGATGATGGTGGATTAGAAATGTGTTCTATCGTACTTAATTGGGCTTCGAGTTCTTTGATACTTTCTGAAATAGCTGCTTCCTGTTTTGAAAAGTCTTTTTGCTTAAATGTTTTAAGAGATACTTCGATCGTAGTTGAAATAATGGGATTTAAAAGATTGACCGCTAATAATCTAAAAATATCCTTAGAGAGTCTATCACTCATAACATCGATATAAGCTTCGAACATTTGTGGTGAATACATATAGAGGGCTAAAGGATATGAATCCGATGTTAAATAATGCGTGCTAATAGCTGGTGGACTGTCAGCTTTTATATGATTTATATAAGCCTGCATAACCAAGTCATCATAGTCTATGTAAGGTCTATTCTCGCGCTTAATCATCTTGCTTAAGCTTTGATTAAGATTTTCAAGATCGGATCTTTCACAGATAACATCGAAAATGTGAATAAAGAAGAGTTCAGCAGTATTCGTTGTATTTATATTATCACTATTCTTGGCAACGAATTCTTTTAAAGCATTCGTAACAATACGGATCGTACCATTCGTAAAGTCCAAGGAACTTAAGTCTGTCGCAACTTTCTGAATATTTCTTACGAATTGAATGCGATTAGAATTAGCATACTCCTTAACTGATGGAGTTAGAATAGGATGTATTACTTGCACGAATGCATTAGTAATACCTTTTTCAAGACTATATTTAGCCGTAGAGATTAAATCACTAATAGATATTTCTTGATTTGCCTCTCCCTGCATTAAATAATCAGTTAAATTATTTATTTTTTCATGATTAATAGCCGTTAAATCAAGATTATTCTGTTTTGCAGCTACACGTAAAGTATTTAGATTCGGTTCTAAATAGTTACCCGTACCAGCAGTCTTATCAATCGGACTAAGCTTTACAGGTCTATAAATCTGATTTGGATTATTAATCCGCGATTTTTGCTTTATAAAGTTCTTTACATATGTTTTAATGCTTTGCATAATCTTCTTTTCAAGGGAATGACGGATAGGAGATAGAGGATGCAGATCTGTGATAATACTTTCTAGCTGGATCGAAATATCATGAATATCATCAACCTCTATTAAACGTCTTATAACACCATGACCCTTCTTTTTTTGTTCGAGCAAATTATAGATCTGACTCTTAATTTCTGGAAGAGTATGTTGAATTCGTCTTAGCTGCTCTGATGAAATTATATTCATCAGAGTAGGAACACCAAGATTTAATCCAGACCTTGAAAGTTTGTATTTTTCAATAAAGGTTACTTCATTCTTTAACATTTCAGGAATAGTTGTATTAGAAGCTAGATCAGAGGCTGATCTTAACTTAACACCAACTACTCCAAGATGTGGTATATAACTACGATCATTTAAAAGATCAGTTAAATGTTTACCTTGTAACCTTTCATTAGTAATCATGTCAATCTTTGTAAAAACACCAATTGAATTCTCCATCTGATGGTGTTTCTTAATCAATTTAAGAGCATATGATAAGGCTGGATCCTCCGTGGCAGACATGACAACCATCTTAATGTTTGAACTATCAGTAATGTATGGAAGACAGATTTCTCGAATTCTTTTAGGAAGGCCTGAATCTTCATCTGCTTTAGTCGCAGTAATAAAACCAGGAAGATCGATAAAGACACATTCTTTATCTATATTAGAGGATGAAATAACTAATTCTAATGGTTTATCAGTTATATCACCATCATTCTCCTCTAATAAACGTTTACATGCCTTATCCACATTATAGATCTTCTCATTTAAAGAACCAATCTTAATAAAATCATCACCTTCATTGCTTTTAATCAAGGTGATAACAGTCGGGCGTCTTGTCGCCATACCAGATTTCTTTTCAAATAAACCATCAATTCCACACATTGCCTCCGTTAAGCTCGTCTTTCCAGCAGATTGGTTACCAATCGTAACAATCTTAGGATATTTAACGGAGAATCCATGTTGAGATAGAGATGTTAAGGTACTAAATACTGATGAATTATTAGATACATTAATTATCTTCTTATTTCGATCATTACTTTTATTAGTATTAGTACTTTTATTAGTATTAGCATTAGTACTTTTATTCATACTGTTATTATCAATATTATTAATGTTCTTAATGTTATTGTTATTGTTATTGTTATTGTTATTGTTATTGTTATTGTTATTAATAGCATTAGCATTAGCATTAGCAGCGGGAATAATAGTCTTAACAAAATTGTACATACTAGAGTTTACCTTTTTAACATAGTTACGAGTGAATAATTTATGATTAATTCGTATAATAGGTGGAGCTAATACTTTAAACATTTGTTTACAGTAAATATTTATTGCAATAAAAAGAAGAGAATAAATTTTCAATTTTTATTTCTTTATTTCCTTACTATTCTTCTCTACTTTCTTTTTCTTTTTCTTATTTTTAAGATGTGTAATTGTAAGGATTAATCCAACACTCGTAGAAATACATGTTCCTGCAATTAACTTTGATGCAAAAGTCTCTGCATTAATTTCTTGATACTGAGTTTGAATCGTAAAAGCTGGTATTTTATTACCAAATGAAAAACATTTATCTGTTATTTTCTGACAGAAAGGTAACCATCGTGGACATGGACGACATACTTGAATAAGTCTTTTGGAAATTGGATTTACAAGGAAGAATGCAACAGTATTCTTTATTGCGAAGAACCGTAATGCAGTTAACCAGACAGGCATTATAAATAAATTGATCTTGTTAATTATTTAGTTAACAGAATATTCAATTTTATTGCACGAATAAGAATTTGCTAAAGCTATTTTATCGAATCTGTAACTTCTTAAAAGTAGTTACATAATATGAATGATATAATTAAATTAAATGTTGGTGGAACCTAGTGATTGGTCATTTTATACTAAAGAAGATATCGAAGACATTGTTAGTATCGAAATACTTACAGATAAATAGATTATAACAGTTTTTAATCTATCTTTTCATACATAAAAAATAGTTTTTATTAACCTTTTGGTAAAATATTTATTTTTCGATTAAATTAAACTTTCGATAATCTTCGATAATTTACTATTGATTTTACGATTGATTTACTATTAAAATATTTTTCCTGGACCATGTATTTAAGATTTTAAAAATAGTAAAATTAATCGAAGATTAATCGAAAATTATCGAAGATTATCGAAAGATTGATTGAAATAAATATTGAAATAAAAATTGAGTAAAATAAATATAGTAGATATTTAATATAGTAATAATATGAGTAGTCGACAAGGTGGAAAGAAGAAACCACTTAAACAAGCAAAAAAAGAGAAGAAAGAATTAGATGAAGATGATAAGGCGTTCATAGAGAAAGCAGCACAAGAAAAGAAGAAATTAAAGGAAGCGCAGGAGAGAGCTAAGAGTGCTAAAGGATTCGTTAAGAAATAATAAGAATCTTTTTTAGACTTTTTTTAAAGGCTATTTTAATTATAAGTTTAATACTTTTTTTGAAAAAGATATATAAATATTATATATATTAGACTATAGTTGAGATGTTTACTCCACCCACATGTCTAAGTCAAAAAGAAAAGAATCGTATAAGAGAATATGGTGTTGGTCCGATAATGAATAATGGATGCCCTGCAAATACAATGTCAGATGCATGGTTAGGACCACAATTAGAATGGTCATGCTATGGTTGCAATCCATTTGGAATCTTCTTTAATGACAAAGTAGGAGATGGTTGCTATAAATGGCAATTTAAGATTCAATGTAATGACGAGAATAAAAAGTTCGTTCAGAATGCATGGAATCCTGACTTACCTGAAAATTGTGGAACATTAGGTGTAACTTGCAATTCAATTACGGGTGAAAGAGTCGTTTTAAAGGAGGGTACGAATAGTTGTGCAGGTAGATTTGTTGGATATGATATTCAAGGACATTTTATTAACAATTGTAATAATTGCAACTAGTAAAAGCTTATAAATGGTTCGATAAGTTCATGATTCAGTTCCATCTTTGAGTTTTTAGCACTTGGATAAGATTTTAGCGTAATCTTATCGAATATATGAAATGTATGAAGGATGGAATTATTGTCGATACTCTCTAAATTTAAGCCTAAAGTTTGATAATTATTACATTCAATATCTTTAAATCTTTGTTCTAGTGCAGTATTATCGAAAGCTTTTATAACGAATTTCTTCTTTAAAAGTCTAGGAATTAGTTTGTATTTAATAATTGTATCCCATTTTTCAGAATATAATTCCAAACTTGTATCCGTAAAATCAATGATTGTCATAGTCTCTGTACTAGTAGTTTCTCTTTCCAACAATGTGTTAACTATCTTAACTTTATTAAAAGCTCTTTCTGCCTTCTTAACTAATTGATTCTTTTTGTTAATGGAGTTTAAAAGATGTATTAAACTTTCTTTATCATAGTTATAATTATGATCTTTATCACTTAAAGAGTTCGGGAAGATCATTCTATGAATTATAATATCGAAATATCGTCTTATTGGTGATGTAAAATGTGTGTATTGACATATTCCTAATGATGCATGTAAATCATTATCTGATTTATATAATTGATACAATGCAGCATTGTTATTCCTTTTAATTGTAAGTATTTTTTCCAGTCTTTCATTTAGAACTGTTTTAGTACTTATCATATTTATAGGATTAGTATCTTTTTGTACTCGGATGGGAGCCAGACCATCATATCTTTTTACTAGTTCTCTGCCAATATACCAGTTAGTTAATATCATCCAAATTTCGACTAGTTCATGAGTATCCTTGACTTTTTTATTCTCTTTAAATGGTATAAGTAAGTTATTAGTCACCATGAAAAGATTCTGTAAAGAGTCTTTTAAGAAAGGTTTATTATCTTTATAAATAGCATCTGCCTCATCATAATTAAGATTCTCCTTATTCTTAATAAAAGCAGATTCAAACTTCACAGATTCTATTTTGTATTTAATTCTATCATTACTATTATTATCATTATAACTATCATTATTATCATTAATAGCAATTGTAAATAATACAGAGTTAACGAGTCTTATCTTATCCTTTAACAAGGATGCTTTTTCAATCGCAAGATCTGGATGTAACATATCAATCCTTTTAACAGGCGTATAAATACTAGTCAACCTGTTCTTAACGGATAGATCATGTAAACCATCTATTGGTAAGAAATAAGCAGGGTTAGCAATATGAATACCAATAATAAATTTTTTGTCGCTGTTCCCATCACCGTCACTGCTACTGCTGCTTTCTGTGCTGTTGTCACCAAGTTTTTCGATATGCATTGCATCATCTATGTCTATACAATTGGGAGGGTCGATGCTGAATACATCTTTCTCTAAAAAGTCTTTATAAATAGTGTTATCATTTAATGAGGGCATATCCTTTAGTGGTTCATCTTTTATGATTCTATTTGGTATATCTTTTCTGAAAAGATCGTATCTTACCAAGATTGCATCAATCTCATTAGATAGAATTCCGGGACTACCAATATATTCTGTGATAATTCCGATAGGATATTTTTTCGTGGTTAACCATTTTTGTCTTTTAATAACTACTATAAGATCGGTTCCGGATATCCCATGTTTCTTTTTGTCAAACGGTACGATAAAATTTGGATAATTCTTGTTATATGGTTTAAAGAGATAATATGGTATGCCACGATCAGTCTTACCATATGTAACAATTGAATTTGTATTGACGATACCAACAATTTCTGGATTATACTCTTTAATTACTGAAGTAACCATCCCTTTCTGACTACAATATAAGACAGTATCATTAAATAAAGCTCTATTCAGGGATTCAACCTTATCTAAGAGTATTGTATTATTATTCTCAGTGTTTATGGTAAGAGTGTTTATGATAAGAGTCGCAGAGAAAACTGGAGTATAGGATACTTTAACTACTCTATATTCCTTTTGAATCTCTAAATTAGGTGTATTATCATAATCTGTAAAAAAGTTCATTATCTATTCTTGATTCAAGATTTATAGAATATGAGTAATCATTTTTTATTTGGTGTGTAAAAAATGATTAGATTATTTGTGGGTCTTTTGAGAAATAAAAATGGATCCCAGAATTCCATTAGGACAATTCACTTATTGTACAGTGTGTGTAGGGTTGATACTTAATTGTTTATCTCAAGGTAATTTAATAATTAACAGTTGTTGTCCTCGTAGTAGACACATTGGTAAGAAATACACACTCGTTAAAGTAGATGAAATATGGATATGGCAATATCCAGAAGGTTCTAAATATAAGCTGACCAATAATGGTCGAAAAACATTGGCTAAAAATATAGTAGTGAATTTAGAGAAATATGAATTTTTTAAATAGTTTCACAAAAAAATGATCATAAACTTGATTCTAGCTAATCATTTTAGCCAATGTTTTTCGACCATTATTGGTCGAAAAACATTGGCTAAAAATATAGTAGTGAATTTAGAGAAATATGAATTTTTTAAATAGTTTCACAAAAAAATGATCATAAACTTGATTCTAGCTAATCATTTTAGCAGATAAAATGAGTAAGGCGAATAGTAATAATGGTAATAAGATGACATGGCACCAACATTTAGCTGACTTTAGACTTAAGAATCCACATCTTAAGGGAAAAGAGGTAATGACACAAGCATCATTAACCTATAAAAATGTTCAAAAAGCAGACATTGATTCTAAAAAGCATCTTATAGATTTTCTAAAGAGACACATTATAGGTGAACAGATTGTTGAAAAGTATGGTGTTCCGAATACAAAGGTAGAATTGGAGGCTAAAAAGATGAGTAGTGAGATAGATAGTGTTAAAACTGAAGATTTGGATTCTATTAAGACGATTTTATGCGATCATATGGATTATGGTTTTTTTTCAGGAAGTAAAGGAATCGGATATATTATGAGCTTAGTAGAAGATGACGACTATGACTTGATTAAGAAATTGTTAGAAGCTTACCACAAAGATGGAGGAATTAAGTTTGAGCGATTAATCTATGAATAACATCAAAGTGATTAAGTTGAATTAATAGTTAAACAAATTATGTAGTTAGCGATCGAAAGGTTAAATTATAGCGAGCACCTGTAATATAGTTATGGTTAAGCTGTGTAACACGATCAGAAATGCGGTGTTTCCATCGACTCTGGCAACCAGGAAGCATGATAAAACATGAAAGAGACTCAAGTTGGACTTGACGGGAGACACCACTAGTAGCTTTTTTAGGTCGTAACTCGAAAACTCGTTCACCACCAATTTCGCATACTGTAAATGAAAGGATAGTATCGGAAGTATGTTCACGTTCATCATCTGCATGCCAACCAAGCATGTCAACTCTATCAATAGATGCATCCTTTAATTCTTTAGCTGAGCGATATTTGTTAATAAAGACGGCATTGAATCGTGGCATTTGAAGATTATATTCGGAAAGCATGAGATGTTGGAAACCATCGCTATTAACTAGATTGAAGATTCTATTAATAATCGTTCCATCAATAACTGCATTAGGTTGCAAAACACGGCCTGAATACCGCATAATCGCATTATCAAGAGAAAAATAAGCGGTCTGACGTCTTTCCTGGTGAATACAATTATAAACTTTGATCGTTCCTATAGTTAATAATGGTTTAAGCTCATCATCAAGGGATTGAAAAGAAATTTGTAATTTTTTATCTGCTTGTGTTTGTATTTTGGAAGAGAAGGCTAAAAAGTCTTTTAAGTATAACCATTGTTCATCGATTATACCATTAGGAACGGATAAGCCCGTTTGAACCTCATTCTTATTCTTAGCTAATTCAATCACAGATTTTAAATGCTCTAAGAATAAAGCTTCTTCTTTGTCTTTATTCAAATTCTTTTCCTTTTCCTTTTCCTGTTCCTGTTGATCTTCTGCATTCTGGACTTGTGTCATATTTGTAGTGGTAGTCAAGCTAGTCACGTTAACTGCGTTAGTCTTCGCTAATTTGAATCGAATAGGTAATAATGGTAGACGTAATGGTAACTGTAGACGTGGAAGAGATGTGTTCATATATGTGTATTCATTATTACATAACATTTTAAATATTTATCAATTTATATATTATAAATTGATGTTTTTCTTTTAAAGTCTTACGAAAGTTAAAAAAGATGAATAAATTACATCAAATGAAAAAAGAGTTAAAAGCATTAGAAATTAAATTAAATGCACAAAGAGTTGCAGCATGTCCTAATAAGGATTTACAATGTAACTGTTTTAGTGGTGACCCAGAAATGCTTAAGAAATCAGTAAACTTAAACAGAGAATTGCTGATATAGCATGTCCTAATAAGGATTCGCAATGTAATTGTTGTTAAAATAAACAAAGCAATGTTGTAGTTAGTTACAACATTAAATTTTAATTAACTTTAACTAGAAGAAAGCATCATTGACCTCCTTTGCAAGATCTTTCCAGGTATTTTGATCTTGCAGAGACCATGCATTTCGAAGTGCTTCTTGATCGCTGTTAGCAGCATTAGTAGAACACCAATGCATGTGAAAGCAATTGAATCCAGTCACTTTCTTGGGATTCTTGCTCTTAGCCTTGATCTTCTCGATAAACCATGAAGCAGGAACAGTAGGAAGTTCTTTTTCCACGACATTTGTCTCTGTAGCTTCCTCGTTCGCTTTTTTCTCTTTTACTTCGGCTACTTTGTCCCGCATGTAGAAAAAGTAGTCTGTGACCGACATTTCAGACTGGATCTCCTTTCCATCCCAAATGTAGCGCATCTTAAACTCCTTCTCATCCTTTTCAGCATGTTGAGTCTCAGGATCGAGATTCTCTTCATCCTGATCTTGAAATTGACGCAAGTCTTTGACTGAGTAATTAATAATTTCTCCATAATCGCCAGCAGCATAAATCTCATCAGAACTGGACCATCCAAGAATCTGAATAACTTCCTGGAAGTCGAAGCAACCAGATTTCCAGTTTGCAAATCCTGGCTTAACAGATTCACGACGAGTCAAGTTAAAAATAATAAAGTATTGTCCCATCTCTTTTCTTCTCTTCTTTTTGAAGTGAAAGATATGGAAAAACTAAAATTTATCACTTTTTATATATAATATATTATCTTGTGTCAGATATTCCTAAATAATACCCTAAAACTCCACCAAATGTAGGTTCAAGAACCTATCAAAAGCATTAGACCCGGAGGGCAAGGGGGGAGTCTTGGGTTTTTCCTGTTACGATTAATTAATACCGGATTAATCGTAAAAATAATCGTAAAACTTGAAATTCTAAAAATGAGGTAAGTATGTAATTGCATCTACTAGACAAAGCACTATACGAAAGCACTAGGTAATTGATAAGTAATTGAAGCATCTTTTTAAACAGTATAATCTTATCCATTAGCTCTTACCTAGAGTCACATGAGTGGTTAGGAAGCAGGTTCTACATGCTTACCTAGATTCTTAAATTTCAAGTTTTACGATTGAATTTACTATTAACTCTCGATTAATTAATCGAACCGAAAAAACCCAAGACTCCCCCCTTGCTTTCCGGGTTTTACATTTTTCATCAGTTTTTATAATAGTTAAGAATATATAGTGATAGTAAAGTCTTAAAAACCTTTTAGAAGACAACCCGGATCCGTGTTTATCGCTAGCGCAGCGAGTCCAATAGGAGGGCCGCTGAAGCGGAGCTGCAAGCCTTAACTGCATCCACCAAAAAGTAATAGAATGCCATTCGTATATATCTCAATAAAAGCTCCACATTCTTTCATATCTTTATGTGACTGAATTATTAGGTCTATATCATTATATGTACTGGCAGTGCCAGCGAAATCGACGTAATTAAAATCACGAGGTGTAATCATATATTTATAGTAATAGACATTAACATTATTTAAAGAAAGATCATTTAAAGCATCTTTGGATTTAGTATGTGTATATAAAAGCTTTCCAAGATCTTTTATCTGAATAGATTGACTATCTCTCTTTGTATTTAGCATATAACTATTTAAGATAACTCTGTATTTTTGCGTATAATCAATCAAATCAAGTTTTAAAGTTTTTATCTTATCATTAATCTGTTTAATAGTGTATTCATCTAGGGTAGCTGTATTTTTCTCATATTCTTCGTTTGCAATCTTTTCTTTTAACCAGACTATACTATCATATAAATCACATAAAGTATTATATTGAGATTCTTCCATTTTACTTATTTATTATTATAAATAATAATAAATAATGATGATTTTTCACATTTCATTTTTTTTCACATTTTTTATGTGGATACATTAATCTTTCTTTTAACTGGAGCTTTAGCAGGGGTAAGAGTTAAAGAATTTAACTCTTTTTCTAGCTGAGTTTCCACATTCATCTTCTTTTTAACAATTTTCTTAGTAACCATGTTATTGTTTTTTGGTAATACATCAGTTATATCTAATTTATTACATAATTTCTCTACATAATCAAGATTATCCAGATTATCAAAATTATCACGATTATCAACCTGATTATTCATATTTTGATAGTTTGCAGCAACAGTCGCTGCAGTTATAGTAGCTGCTGAGCCTCTATTGCTAACAGGTGCATTATTCACTACCCTTCTAACATATTTAAAGGCAGAATTAGTAGTTGTATTTGAGGCATTAGTTGTAGGTATGGTAGTTACAGTATTTGTGGCTTTAGGGATAGTTGGTTTATTTACTATTTTTTTCGTTACAGTTTTTTTTGTTTTATTTACTGCTGTAGCTGGGATATCATTAGGTAAATTATCTTGATCTGGATTTTGATTTTGACTTTGATTTTCTTTAATTGCATTTTCATATTGTCTTTCTTCTTTTTGCTGTTCTTTTCTTATTTCTTCCTGTCTTGAAAAGAGCTTTAGTAATGTATTCTTTAAATTCTGCTCGACAGTCATTCGTGCAGTATCAATTACCTCTTTTGAACATGTATTTGAATTGTTGTTTAACCAATCCACCGTATTAATAATATATGTATTAACACTAGTTATCTCCTCCTCGGATAACTGAGTATTCAAGTCTTTATTATTTACAGTCTTCTGTACCCTATCCAAATATTTTTCAAAACTATTTATAGCCGATATAGCAGCCTTTCGTAATTCATCCTCTGCATGATATTGTTCTGCATCCGATATCATCTTGCTAATCTCTTCGGCAGTCAATCTTCCTGAATCTCTACTAATACTGACCCTACTCGATCTTCCAGTCGACTGTTCTACTGCAGAAACATTTAAGATGCCATTTACATCTATATCAAATTGTACTTCGATCTTTGGAACACCTCTTGGTAAAATCGGTATATCAGTTAATTCAAAAGTACCTAATAAATTATTATGCTCTGTAAATTCTCTTTCACCTTCATATACCTTAATTAAGACTGATTCTTGATTATCCTCTACGGTTGAAAAGACCTTACTCTTCTCTATAGGTACGGTCGAATTACGATCGATAATCTTTCCCATTATCCCTCCAGTAGTCTCAATTCCAAGCGATAATGGTATTACATCTAATAAGACCAGATCCTTCGTCTTACCACTCTTATCAGAACGCGACAGAATAGCTCCCTGGACAGCAGCACCATATGCTACTGCTTCATCAGGATTAACTGATTTATTTAAAGCTTTACCTCCGAAAAAGCTGGACAACATTTCCTGGATGATCGGCATCCTAGTAGAACCACCTACAAGGACGATTTCATCGACTTGACCCTTTTGTATATCCGCATCTGCTAATACTAATTTAATTGGATCCATACATTTTTTAAGAAGATCCGAACATAATGACTCAAACTTCGATCTTGTAATCTTAACTCTAAAGTCTAGACCTTCCCACAAGCTATCAATTTCGATAGATGCCGTCTGATTTTGTGAAAGAGCTCGCTTCGCTTTCTCACATGCACTTTTCGCCTTTGCCATAGACTTTGTATTCTCACTAATATCGCAGCTATCACTACTATCTTTTTTACTATCCATAATCTTCTGAATTTGTTTACTATTACTAGCCTTGAATTGCTCTATTAGCCAATCTACCAAGACATTATCAAAATCTTCACCTCCTAATGCTACATCTCCACTCGTAGCTTTAACTTCTAAGATTCCAGCTGTTATCTGAATTAAACTAACATCTAATGTTCCTCCACCTAAGTCATAGATTAAAACATTTCCATCCTTTAATTTGTCAAGTCCATAACATAAACAAGCCGCAGTTGGTTCATTAATTATTCGCATACAATTTAAACCTGCGATAGTTGCAGCATCTTGGGTCGCCTTTCTCTGATAGTCATTAAAATAAGCAGGTACCGTTATTACTGCATTCTTAACAGTTTGACCTAGATATTCTTCGGCAACATTCTTTAATTTTTCTAATATAAAGGCGCTAATCTGTTCTGGTTTGTAGTTGCGGTCTTTACCCTTATAATTAACTTTAATTAGTGGTAAATCATTCATATCAGGTTCGACTTTAAAAGGCAATGTATCGAGTATTGATTGAATTTGCTCATCAGAGAATTTTCTTCCTATAATCCTTTTAATATCGAATAACGTCGATCTTGGATAATTTAATGACTGATTTTTCGCTTCTTCACCAATTAATCTTTCATCATCGGTAAATGAGACCCAACTAGGAGTAGTTCTATTGCCTAAGTCATTCGGAATAATCTCTACCTTATCGGCTACCCAGACGGCAACACAACTATATGTCGTACCCAAATCTATTCCTATACATCCAGTAAATTCTTTCTTTTTGTCATTTAATACTACTGTTTTTGCTGATACTTTAGCCGTTGTTTTTTCTTGATTATTTTGACTATTATCTATCGTCTTTGTATTCGAATTCTTACTGATTTTCGCTTTAACAGAGACTTTTTTTACTACATTACCATTGGTACTCATCTTAAATTGTAATTGTCAACTTATTTTAACAATCCTATAATTGAATATGCTATAAATTTAATGAACAAGAATACGCATAACCCTTTTTAAAACTAAAGAGACAAAAACCCCTAAAGGTTTCTTTAGTAATAAAAAGATTAAATTAGTAATAAAAAGATTAAATTAGTAATAAAAAAAGATTAATTTAGTAATAAAAAAAATTTAGAATAAAAAGTAAATTACTAATAAAAAGTAAATT